TTTCTGTTATAAGCCCCCCAGAAATATAGCTCTGACCTGGGCTTTTGCCCAGATATAGTACTCCCCCTAAAAATATATTAGGGAAACCCGTTCGGTTTCCCGATTTGAACAGGTTTTCTATATATGTAATATATTTTATTATATAGAGCGAAGTCGCTCCGTTTAAGACTTCGCGACTTCTTATAATATATATAATTATATATAATATATATGGGGATATACTGCCCGTTTTCTGACGGGCGTTATTGGTGTGATTTAACGATAGGACTGACTATGGGACGAAAGCCGGGCAAGGTCGATATCCCCATGCACGAGGCTAAGGAGAAAGTACTCCTGATGCTGGCCCAGGGTAGTACCATTACCCAGGCTATGGCCTCTGTCAACCGCAATGAGGTTACCTTCCGTCAATGGACGATGAAGGACGAAGACTTCAAGGCTAGGGCCGACAAGGCCCGCCTAGAGGGCAAAGGCGTTAAGGCTGACTTAAAGAACCTCAAGGATATCTCCTTTGAGCAGTTCTCTGAAGAGTTCCTAGATACCAAGCTCTTTGACCATCATAAGGACTGGGTAGACTTGATTGAGGGGCGCGAGCCCCGCTGGCTACACCCGTCGATGGTTTATGAACCCGGCGCGGCTAACCGAGTCCTGATTAACGTTCCACCCGAGCACGCTAAGTCAACCGTCATCACGATTAACTATGTGACCTACCGACTAGCCGTAGACCCGAATGTTAGAATCATTGTGGTCTCCAAGACTCAGGGCATGGCCCGCAAGTTCCTCTCGGCCATCAAGACCAGACTTTCCCACCCTAACTGGATTAAGCTCCAGACGGCCTTTGGCCCGAATGGTGGATACAAAGCGGATTCACAGACGTGGTCTGCTGATATGATATATTTGGGTAGCGGACGAGACTCAGGTGAGAAAGACCCTACGGTACAAGCCCTAGGCTTTGGCTCACAGATTTACGGTGCTCGTGCCGACTTGATTATCCTAGACGATGTTGTGATGAACTCAAACGCCCACGAGTGGGAGAAGCAAATTGAATGGCTTCAGAAAGAAGTCATCACACGCTTAGGCCGACACGGGAAACTACTTATCGTAGGGACCCGTGTTGCGCCGGTAGATTTATATAAAATGATTCGGGACGGTCAACAATGGACTGGTGGCAAATCCCCCTTTACTTACTTTGCCCTGCCAGCCGTACTGGAGTTTGATGAGAAACCGCAAGGATGGAAAACGCTTTGGCCGTGGACGGACAGGCCTGAAGGTGATAAAGATGAAGCTAACGCCGAAGGACTCTACCCGAAGTGGGATGGCCCTTCGCTTTTTACTCGCCGCAGTGAAGTGGCACCTTCCGTATGGGCGATGGTCTACCAACAAGAAGATGTCGTCGAAGACGCTATATTCGCGCCAGCAGCAGTTGCAGGATGTGTTAACGGTATGCGAAAGCGAGGCCCGCTTAAACCGGGTACTCCAGGACACCCGAAACACCTAGAGTCTGCTTATACGGTTATTGGTCTAGACCCTGCGATGACGGGGAACACGGCAGCGGTGGTCTTGACCTATAACCGAAGTGATAGTATGATTTATGTGTTGGATGCTGCTAACATGACTGACCCAACACCAATGAAGATTAGAGCCCTGATTGAAGAATGGGTTCAGAAGTATCGTCCTCAGGAATTACGAATTGAAATCAACGCACACCAGAAAGCATACGCACTCGATGATGACTTGCGTACATGGCTATCGATGTATGGGTGCCAACTCAATTCTCACTTCACTGGTAAGAATAAGTGGGATACTTCTTTCGGTGTGGCTTCTATGGCAAGCCTTTTTGGCAGCCTTAGAGATGGAAGACATCAAGATAACCACTCGATAGAGCTTCCTTCTAACGAAGGCAGTGAAGGGCTTAAGGCTCTTGTACAGCAGTTGATTACTTGGAAACCTGAGACTAGAAACCCTAGCGACTGTGTGATGGCTCTCTGGTTCGCAGTTATTCGCGTCAGGGAACTGATGCAACAGCACTCACAGTCAGCACGATGGATGCAGAATCGCTGGGCTACAAGAGCTCAGACAGAGCGTAGATTCTCAATTAACTTAGATGATGCCATTGCAGAACAATGGCAACAGACATACGGATAGGAAACTAACATGGCAAAAGTAAAGCGCCAATCAGCCGCCGAAGTACAGAGAAAAGCAGAGAAAGCAAGAACGTATGCTGGTCAAAAACCATCTACTGCTGGAATGTACGGTGGAGCAATACCTGAATACGCAACCGTTGAGGCTGCTCAAAATCTTTCTCGCGGAAAAGCAAAAGGACTTGGCAAGGTTGTTCGTGACCTTGGGTTCCCCACAAAAGAAGAAGAGCAAGCAGCTGTAATGATGTCTAACTCCCGTGCTGCAGAACTTGAGCGCAGCGCAGCTCGTGCTAAAAGCGCAGAGCGTCGTGGACAGGAATCAGCTAGTAATGCTCGTAGGAACAAAGCTCTTACTGGACGCGCTTCTGGTGGAATCATTGGTAAGGGTGGCAAGAATGTCAACCCTACCTACAACACATACTAAACTTTAACTAAAGGATACCATGGCACTTTCAATCGAACAGATTGCCGCACGAGTTGACTCGTTGCGCTTTCGTAACTCAGACAGGGACGCACGCAACCTTGATGTCCTTGCTGTCCGTAAAGGTCAGATTGCCAGCGTATATCCTGACTTCTTTCCAGATGGAGTAGATGCCAATGTCGTTGCAAATTTTATTGACATTGTTGCTCGAGACCTATCGGAAGTTATGGCACCTCTGCCAGCCGTTAACTGCTCAGCGGCAAACCAAACGAGTGACCGCGCTCGTGCTTTTGCTGATAAGCGTACTCGCATCGCTAGCAATTATTTTGCTCACTCTGACTTGTCTGTTCAAATGTACTCGGGTGCGGACTGGTACATCACATACGGCTTCCTACCATTCGTAATTGAATTAGATGCTGAAGCTAAGCTTCCTCGTATTCGCCTAGAAAACCCAGTGGGTGCTTACCCAGAATTTGACCGCTATGGTCGTTGCATCGCATTTGCGAAGCGTTACCAAATGACACTAGGCGAACTCGTTGCCCAATTCCCTGAGTATGAGTATTCACTCCTTGGTGGACTTGGCTATAAGCAAGACTTGAACTCTCTCATTGAGATGGTTCGTTACTATGATAAAGACCAATCAGTAATCTACTTACCAGATAAGAACAACCTTGTATTGTCATCTGTTAAGAATCCACTCGGTAAGATGATGATTGTTGTCGCACGTAAGCCATCCATCGATGGAGAACTTCGTGGACAGTTTGATGATATTCTAGGTATTCAGTTGCTACGCAACCGCTTTGCACTCCTTGCTATGGAAGCTGCAGAGAAGTCGGTACAATCTCCAATCGTACTTCCACAAGATGTACAAGAGCTACAACTTGGTGGAGATGCTGTTATCCGTACCAGCAACCCAGCAGGTGTACGCCGCGTAGAACTCACATTACCACAAGGCGCATTCACGGAGCAGACGCTGCTCAACCAGGAACTACGAGTTGGTGCTCGCTATCCTGAAGGACGTACTGGTAACATTGATGCATCGATTGTCACGGGCCAGGGCGTTCAGGCTCTCATGGGTGCCTTCGACACTCAGGTCAAATCTGCACAAGCAATCTTTGCTAGCGCCCTCCGTGATGTAATTCAGATTTGCTTCCAGGTAGATGAATTGATTTTCCCACAAGAAAAGACAATTCGTGGCGTAGATGCAGGGGCTCCATATGAAATCACATACTCACCCAAGAAAGATATCAAGGGTGATTACTCTGCAGATGTACGCTATGGAATGCTTGCTGGTCTTAATCCTGCTCAAGGTCTTATCTTTATGCTCCAGGCTTTGGGTGGTAAACTCATCTCTAAAGATATGGCTATGCGTGAACTACCGTTTACCGTCAATGTTAGCCAAGAAGTTGAGAAGATTGAAATTGAAGAGATGCGTGCTGCATTGCTTGCTTCGCTCCAAGCTTACACACAAGCTATTCCTCAGCTTGCCGCTGGTGGTGGAGACCCAAGCCAAATCGTTACTAAGATTGCACAGGTAATCAAGGCACGCCAAAAGGGACAGGCTCTTGAAGATGCAGTTGAAGAAATCTTCCCTGCACCACAACAACAGGTTCCTCCTGCTGGCGCACCAATGGTTGAGCAACCGTCCCCTGCTCCCGCTGCTCCGGCAGGAGGCGCTCTTCCTACCGCAGGACCGGAAGCGCAAGTTGAACTACCACAAGGTGGCGGACAGCCTGACATCATGAGCTTACTTTCTAGCCTAACTGGTGCTGGAGAAGCAAACGCAAGCGTAAGAACAATTCGTCGACGATAATCTAGGAGGGGACAATGACTACGATTATTGGTATCGAATATGATGACAAGTCTGTCATTGTAGCCGATAGCCGTGTAACAGATGACGGTGGTAGAGTTTACTCACACCCAGTTATGCGTAAGATTGCAAGACGAGGTTCATTGCTTATAGCAGGAGCTGGTGAAGTTGCACCCTGCGACATAGCCCAGAATGTATGGGTACCACCAGTACTTACAGCTAAAGATAAAAAAGATATATACAAATTTATGATTGTGAAGGTTATGCCTTCACTACGCAAGTGCTTAGTTGACAATGGTTACAACTTTGATGAGGCTCACGACAAGAAACAAGACGGACAACGCTTTCAGTTCTTGATTGCTTGTGGTGGTGAACTCTTTGACATCGACCAAGATTTGGCGGTGATGAAGAGTGAAGAAGGATTCTACGCCATCGGAAGCGGTGGTGAGTTTGCTCTTGGAGCGCTTTATGCGGGCGCTGATGCCATCAAGGCTATGGAGATTGCATCTCGAGTTAGTGCATTCACATTCCCACCATTCTACCAAGAAGAGCAATCTAAGTGAGTAAGTTCGCAGAAGCTATCGATAAGGCAATGAGAATACTCGCCGAAGAGTTAGAAGATTCAGACAGTCAGATATGTACTGGCTGGGTACTAGTGAGTGAGTGGAGTGACTACGAAGGCACTAGGTACTTAATGACAGATGTAAGTGAGAACATGAATCCTTGGTTAGCCAAGGGTATGCTGCTATCAGCAGAAGAATATTCATACAGTCCAGAGGAGGATGCTCGTGGCAATAACTGAAAATCGCGGTGGTGCTAATGGCGGTCCACAGTATAGCCCAATGAATGTTAACCCTTTGGGTGG